TTCCGCCTTTCGCCGTAATCACCTTCCCGCTGGAATCTACCAGCACAGGCAAACCAACCCCTGCTTTTGTTTTTCCATACATGGTCAAATCCTCCTTTTAGGTCAAACGTGTTCTGCGACATAAATGTCGCGTAAATCTTCAATCCATCCGTCGTTGTGCCAGAGATATTTTGCCCCCGTGTCAACGGCATGAAAGGTTGAACCCTCGGGGGCGTCGGTGATGTTCACCATGTCCCCCGACTGCCCGTTCCATCGTTTAATGGTCGTTTCAAGACAAATTGTCATGGCGTCACCCCCTTAAACAGAAGTCGGAACTGCATATGCTTCGACATAAGCGCCATCAGAAAGGGGAGCCCAGCAGCAGACGGCCTGAGCCGTGCCGCTGGCCAGCGTCGCTGTCGCCGTCAGCATCCCGATGTAGCCAACACCGTCTTTTGTGCCGACTATCTGACCGTCAGAGGGGGCAATCACATCCGATACACCGCCCGTTGCCGCAACCGTGATGACTGCCGGCGTTGCTACTGCACCGCCCAGCCATACGATTCTGCCGCCCTGCGGAAGGGTCGCAATGGAGGCGCAAGCATCAGAAATCTCCTGCACTGCTATAACTGGCGTGCTGCTGGTAAACGTGAACGAAACAACCGCCGCTCCTGCACCGAATACCGTGATGGCCTCGATGAAAAGTTGCATGAGTCTGACCCGGCCATATACCTTAAAGATTTCCCACTGTCCGGTGTGCGTCACGTGATTGATATAGGTCGCGGCGGCAAACACACCCGTTTCGACCCGCAACCCGTTAATGAGATCGCCAACGACATCAATAGTTGAAGGACTGTAATTTCTGGACATTTTTCATTTCCTCCTTGAAGATGGACGGCCCATATTTCAGGGCCGCCCAGTTAAAGGGTTAATCTACTGCCGTGGGCGGCGCGGCCTGCTTGTAACGGAACCCGTCAAGGACGTAGAGGACGTTGGCAATGTTGCCCGAGTTGCCCGCCGCGAAGTCTGGCTGCAACCAATCATACCCGTTCGGGCAGATGATCGACGGAACATAGAACATCCACAGACAGTTATTGCCCGCAGTCTCACCGTCAAGAGTGAAGGTCGCCGCTGCGGTCAGAGCCGTGATTGCATCGCTCGTTTGGGCGGTGATATTCTTCCATCCGCCCCACGTGCCGGTTACAACGGATGCGCCAGCGAGAGCCTCCGCTGAAGTCGCTCCGTAATTGAGCGTCATGACGAGCTGATTTGCGTCCACGGCGTAATCCTCATGGACGATGATCCAGAGGCCGTCGCAGTTGCCGACATAAACCGGATCGCAAGTGGCCGCTATTGCGTCCGAGGCCGCCGGTTCGTGGCCTTCGATAATCGGAAAAGTTTCAGGGCTGAATTTCATCATTGTATGTTCCTCCTCTTAAACGCCGGGGGCTTTGGCCCCCGGGCTATGGGTTAAAGGTTAGGCCCTCGTCGCCAATGCGATGAAGTGCGATTGCGTATAGTCTGATCCTCCCTTATACGGGGTCAATGCAGAGGCCCGCACCGGCTGGCCGTCAATCCTCATGACAAACCGGAAGACGGACTCGTCGTACGTGAACAGGACATGGATCGACATGTCGGACTGAATCCCACCCTTCTCGGCCAGGATATAACCGCCCAGGTCAGCCAGAATAATATCGCCGACGGTGCCAAGAGTTGCGGCCTGCTCGATTGCGATTACCGGACGACCGAATAGGGTTCCATAGGGCTGGCCACTCAATCCGCCTGCGGGCATATAGATCGGGATACCGCCAGTGCCAACAGCCAGGGACATCGTGAACAACTGCGGCTCAATATTCTGATTGATCAGCCATACGGCGTTGGGTCTGGAGGCTGCGAAAAGCCGCGAATACATCTTGATCACGTTCTCTGCGACCACTGTTGCGGCCTTCTGCCCGGTTTCCTTTGCCACGGTTACGAGGCATCCCGAATTAAGGATGCCAAGAGGCTGGCCGGCGCAGGTTCCGTTGATGATCGCATCATCAACGAGGAAGCCAAACTCTGCCGGGAACGCCTGCCGGATGAACGATTCCAGCGCGGACGCATCAGCCAGGAGCTCATCCGTCGCATAGCAAAGGCCGATGAGTTTATGGAGATTGAGCTCAATCTGCCGAAATTTCGGCTTGCTCGCTGTTTTCAGGGCCGCCTCGTCCTTCCAGTAGCCAACTATTCCGCCGTAGCGGGTAGAGGCCCGAGAAGTTTCATCAACCCCATTGATCTTCATACTATTTGAATTCGCGGTGATCTGCATCTTCCGGCATTTCGATGCAAGAATTCCGGTTTTGATGAGATCCTGCAGAAGTTCATTACTGAAATCCTGCTGAACGAGGAATCCTCCCTCGCTGGGGATTGATTCTCCAAGCCCGGTTGCGTTGTACAGCCTCTGATCGATATGGCGCTCAGGCGCGAATGCCTTAACAATCGCCATCATTTGTTGCCCCAAGGTGGAGAAGCGTTCCCTATTGTCCGGTGGATCGCCCTTCTTGTTTTTCGGAACGGTGATGGTCCCCTCGGGCGCTTCCAATGCCCGGGCGTTCCTATCGCGTCGCTCCAACGTGGCGACGGTTTTCGTTATATCCTCCGAAGCGTCCTCAATTTCATTCATTAGCGACAGTTCCGCTTCCGTGAGGTCGCGGTTCTCCACCGTCGCCTTCGCCTCGATATCATCGCCCTTTTT